ACTATATGGAGAACTGGCAGAGTTTGTTGGTCATAAAGAATTTGAAGTACAGGTAGATAGTCTTGCAAAGGCAGTAAGTTTTTTAGTTAATAATTTTGAAGGGATAGATAAATTTATGAGTCCAAGATATTATCAGGTAAAAATAGGAAATTATGAAATAGATGAATCAGAGCTTACATATCCCATAGGACAAGAAGATATTCATTTTATTCCTGTTATTGCTGGTGCTGGTGGTAGAGGAGGTCTTGGAAGAGTTTTATTAGGTGCTGCTTTGATAGGTGGTGCAGTTATTACAGGTGGTACAAGTCTAGCTTTTTCTTCTAGTGGATTCGCTGCTGCTGGAGGAGGTTTTAGTTTTGCAGCTTTAGCAGGAAACTTAGGTATAGGATTAGCATTATCAGGAGTATCACAAATGCTTACTCCAACACCAAAACCTAGAGAATTTAGTTCAGAGCAAGATCCTAGACTATCTTTTAGTTTTTCTGGAACGCAACAGACAAGCAGGGCAGGTACTCCAGTTCCTATAGTTTATGGTGAAATTTTTACAGGAAGTGTTGTAATAAGTGGAGGAATAGATACTGAACAGGTACAAGCATGACAAAAGATCCTAAATTAATCAGAGGTGCTGGTGGTCCTCCCCCACCTCCACCTCCAAGAGTACCAACAAGAACTCCTGATACTTTACATAGTAAGCAGTTTGCTACTTTTCTTGATCTTATTTCCGAAGGAGAGATAGAAGGTTTTGCTTCTCCGTCAAGGGAAGGTTTAACAAAAGGAACTACAGCATATACAAATGCATCACTAAAAGATGTATTTTTGAATAATACTCCTGTTTTAAAAGCAAGTGCCGATTCATCAAACCCTGCCACAAACGATTTTAATTTTCAAGATGTTACTTTTGTTTCACGTTTTGGAACGGCAAGTCAAACAAAAATACCTGGAATTGAAACGAGCCAATCTATTACTCCAGTAGGTGTAACTGTAACAGTAGATTCTCCTGTAACAAGACAGGTAACAAATACAAATGTTGATGCAGTTAAGGTATCAATAACATTTCCGCAGATACAAAAAGCAACAAATGATGGTGATTTATTAGGATCTACTGTTGATTTTAAAATTGCAGTTCAATATAATTCTGGTGGTTTTACTGATGTAATTACACCCACTAATGGAGGCAGAGTAACAGGTAGAACTGCCGATGCATACCAAAAAGATTTTCGTGTAAATATCACTGGTGCATTTCCTGTAGATATAAGAGTAATCAGAGTTACAGCAGATAGCACAGATACATCTCTTATAGATGCTTTTCAGTTCACAAGTCTCACAGAAATAGTTGATGAAGCATTTACTTATGACGACAGTGCATACAATTCCATCAGATTAGATTCACAGTTATTCAGTTCTATACCAGCTAGAAAATTTAAAATTAGAGGAATAAAAGTAAGGATTCCAGGTGCGGGTGCTAGTGGATCAGGCACTCCAACAGTAGATACTGCCACTGGTCGTATTGTTTATCCAACTGGTTATATTTTCAATGGAGTAATGGGTGCTGCGACTTACACTAACTGTCCAGCAATGTGCTTATTGGATTTACTTACGAATACAAGATATGGCTTTGGAGATCATATAACAGACAGCAGTTTAGATTTATTCTCTTTTGTTAATGCAAGTAAGTTTGCAAATACCCTTGTTGATGATGGTAGAGGAGGACAGGAAGCAAGATTCAGTTGCAATGTAAATATACAAAACTCCAGTGAAGCATTTGACCTGATTAATGAACTTGCAGGTGTAATGCGTTGTATGCCGATATGGTCGGCTGGAACAATAACAATGACGCAGGATAAACCAACAGATGCTAGTTATTTGTTCAACTTGGCTAACGTAGGAGAGGCAGGGTTCAGTTACTCAGGCAGTAGTCTTAAGACAAGATCCAGTGTTGTTTCTGTGTCTTACTTCAATATGGATTCACAGGAAGTGGATTTTGAAGTCGTAGAAGATAGTACTTTAATAAGTAAGATTGGCACTGTTGTTAAACAGGTGAAAGCATTTGCCTGTACTTCAAGAGGACAAGCTGCCAGATTGGGTCGTGCAATACTTTTCAGTGAAGCCAATGAAACTGAAATCTGTACATTTACAACATCTGTAGATTCTGGTGCGGTAGTCAGACCTGGTGCTGTGATTGAAATAAATGATCCAGTAAGAGCAGGAGTCAGAAGAGGTGGTAGGTTAAAATCTGTTACATCAACAACTGTTGTAACAGTAGATGATACAAATGCAACAGATCTTACGGCTGAAAATAGTGCAACTTTAAGTTTAATTTTGCCTGATGGCACTGTTGAAAGTAGATCAATCTCATCTATCTCAGGTGGAACAATAACAGTATCCTCTGCATATTCTCAAACTCCTAATGTAAACACAGTTTGGTTATTGCAGGATACTACTGTTCAAGCACAACTATTCAGAGTTATTAATGTAGAGGAACAGGACGGAATAAATTATGCTATTACTGCTTTATCTTATGTAAACGAAAAATATGCGTTTATAGAAGATGGCTCTGCCCTGCCAGCTAGAGATGTAACTAAATTAGATGAATTAACAGAACCTCCAGGTGGTTTAGTTGCGGTTGAAAAGATTATTCCTATTAATAATCAGGCAGTCTCTAAATTAATTATTAGTTGGCAGCCTATTGTTGGTGTTATTGAATATCAGGTGAATTACCGTTTTGAGAATGGTAACTATGTAAGTGAAAGAGTATCAAGACCTGATTTCGAGATATTTAACAGTCAGAAAGGTACTTATGAAATACAAGTTTTTTCATACAATATTCAGGGTCAATTATCTGCAACTTCATCAGATATTGAATTTGAAGCTGTGGGTAAAACTTCCTTGCCCGCAGATGTTCAAAATGTAAAGATCGAACCTTTATCAGATCAATTTGTACGATTACGTTTTGATAAATCTACAGATGTTGATGTTATTCATGGTGGAAACGTTGTAATTCGTAGTTCAAATTTGACAACGGGGTCAACTTTTACTAATTCAGTTGACGTTTTACCTGCATTAAGTGGAAATGTCAGCGAGTCGATTGTTCCAAATATTGTAAATGGAACGTATCATTTAAAATTTAGAGATGATGGTGGCCGTTTAAGTTCTGGTGATGCTTCTGTTGTATTAGTTCAAACGATTCCAAATACATTACCAAAACTTACTGTCTTAGAAGATAGGGAAGATTTAGATAACCCACCTTTTCAAGGTGTTAGAGATGATTGTTTCTTCTCTGATGAAGTAAATGGGCTTGTTTTAGGTTCTACAGATTTAATAGATGATGTTACAGATTTTGATGCTATAGCTGATTTTGATTTTCTTGGTAATGTAGATTTTTTAACAGGAGGTCAATACTTTTTTAAATCAACTCTTGATCTTGGTGGAAAACAACCATTAAGATTAAGAAGGCATTTTGTTACACAAGGCTTTTATCCAAATGATTTAATAGATAAAAGAACTGCAAATATAGATACTTGGACAGATTTTGACGGAGCCACAGCATTTAATGTTGGATCTTCTTTACTAGTAGCGACAACTGATCTTGATCCCGATTTATCGGTTTCAGCAACTTACGGACAGAGTGGAACAACCATCACAATTACCAAAACAGCACACGGTTACTCTGTCGGTGATTTTGTTGTAATTGACTTTACGGCTGGATCTGCGACTGATGGAAATTATGAAATAACATCAAAAACAAATGATACTTTTACAGTTACTTCAGCCACAAGTGCAACAATATCAAGCGGAACATCTTGCACTTATGGAGCTAACTTTACACAATTTAATCCTTTCGTTAATGGAACGTATGTTGCAAGAGGTTTTAAATTTAGATGTGATTTAGAGTCAGATGATCCTGCGCAATCCATAGAAATAGATCAACTTGGATATACAGCAGAGTTAGAAAGCAGAACAGAAACAAGTCTTGGAAATGCAGGTGCAACAAATGGTTTGATTGCTTCTGGAACATCCACCAAATCTGTTACTTTTACAAATAGTTTCTTTACAGGACAGTCTGGTACTAGCATTGCAGCTAACTCAGTTTTACCTTCAATTGGGATTACCATTGAAAATGCACAGGCTGGTGACTTCTTTACATTTCCAAGTATTACGTCAACAGGATTTACCATAAATGTTAAAAATAGAGACACCTCTGGAAATGAAACTTTTGTGAATAGAAATTTTAAATATGCCGCTACAGGCTTTGGGCGTGGTAGTTAGAGTTGAATTAGGATATACTTAGAGAAAATTTTGGATTAGAAGATGGCACAACACGATTATGTTATAGATAACTCCACAGGAGCGAATGTCCGTTCAGACATCAATAGCGTTTTACAGGCAATATCAAGCAATAATTCTGGATCTTCCGCACCTTCAACAACTTACGCCTTACAATTTTTTGCAAATACTACAGATTCAAAATTGCAGCTAAGAAATGCTGCTAATAATGCGTTTGTAAATTTAAGAGAATTTGATGGTAGATGTCCTTTACCAGATGGCAGTGTTTCATCACCATCACTATATTTTGATGATGATACGAATACAGGTGTATTTAGCTCTGCGGCTGATACTTTAAATTTTGCTACTGGTGGTGTTGAAAGACTAGAACTAGGAGCTACAACAATATTCAATGAAAATGGTGCAGATGTAGATTTTAGAATTGAAGGTGATACAGATGTTAGTAATTTTTATCTTGATGCTAGTACTAATCGTATTGGAATTGGTAATTCTGCCCCTGAAGGTAAACTACATATTGAAACTGGTTCATCAGGAGCAAGTTATTCAGCAGATGGAGCAGACTTATTAATAATAGAAAACAATGATTCAGTATCAATAGATTTAAGATCACCAAGCTCAAATGGTTGTGGCATATTAATGTCCGATAATGATGCTAGAGCAAGAGGATCTATATCTTATACACATTCAAATGATGCAATGTCGATCAATACTGCTGGCTCAGAGAGAGTGCGTATTGAATCAGGTGGGAATTTTCAATTTACTGGCTCAGATCAAAGTTTTAAATTAAATACTTCAGATGGCAGTGATACCAAAAGATTTATTATTTGTGGCGGTGGCGGTACTTCACAAGCTAGAGGTGCACAAGTTGTTATACATGGAAATGAATATTCAAATGCTGGTGGAAAGTTACAACTTTTAGCTGGTAATGCTAGTACAGATGCAACTATTGACTTTTTTGTAGGTGGTAGTGAGAGAGCTAGAATAGATTCACATGGTAGATTTTTACTTAGAAAGTCAGTAGTTAGAAGTGTTGGTGGTCATAATGCCTTGTTTCATCAAGAAGGAGCAGATTTTCATGATGCAACACATACGGTAGTAGCTAATTCTGGAGATGCTAATGGTGCATATTTAATATTAGCTAAACAAAGATCAGGTGGTATTGGTGGTGGTAGTGCAGTACAAAGTGGTGATGAAGTAGGGGTAATAAGATTTGCAGCACATGATGGTAATGACTTTGCACATAGAGTTGCAGAAATAAAAGCAATGGTTGATGGCACTGCTGGAACTGATGATCTCCCCGGAAGATTATCATTTTTCACAGTTCCCGATGGCAGTATTACTTCTCAAGAACGGTTACGGATTCATAAAACAGGCGTAGTTCAGGTCATGTCTGAGAAATTAACGCTCGGAACTTCTGTTACTACTGGTGGAGCAACTGAAGGGAATCTTACTATTGCATTTTCTAGTGCTAGTCAAAATGGAATGAAATTGAGAGATACACATAATCAAGGTGCAACTAATTACGTTATGTTAGTAGCAGGTTCGGCTATTGTTGGTACTATTACTGGAACTACAGGACAGGCATTTTATAATAATCTTTCTGACTATAGAAGTAAAGAAAATGATGTAAAAATAACTGATGGTATAGAAAAAATAAAACTTTTAAGACCAATTAGGTTTAATTATAAAGTTGATAAAGATACTCTTTGTGATGGTTTCTTTGCACATGAAGTCACACCAGCAGTACCAACAGCAGTAACAGGAGAAAAAGATGCAGTAGATTCTGAAGGTAAAATTGATCCTCAAATGCTTGATAGTTCAAAACTTATACCTTTACTTGTGGCTGCTATACAAGAACTTGTAGGAAAGGTTGAAGCTCTTGAAGCTGCTTAGTATAATACGTTTACATATTAAATTTTTATGACCCCACAGGAACTTTACGAAGAAACAAAATCTATTCTTGATTCTGATATACAACAGGCACAGCAGATTCAAAATGATATACAGGCAAAACAACAACAGTTAAATCAACTTACAACTAAAATTATTGGTAATCAAAGGTTAGTTGAAGGTCTTAAAAAAGTTGATGGTGTTTCTGAAAAAGAAAACACCTAACATATAATTAAAGTTTTAAAAAATTACTATGGCTGTTACTTGGGATGTCGTTGCTTTAGATGCAACAAAAATTGTAGGGAGTTTATCTGATGTCGTAACTACTGTTCACTGGACTGCTAGTGATGCAGATGGAGATCATACTGGTTCTTCTTACGGCACTGTAGGACTTGCTGAAGCTGCTAGTGGATCGTTTACTGCATATAAGGATATTACAAAAGATAATGCTATCGCTTGGGCAAAGGCTGCTTTAGGTGCTGATGAAGTTACTGCAATAGAAACTGGTATTGCTGCACAGATAACAGAATCTAAAACACCTACAGTATCAACTGGTGTTCCCTGGTCATAGTTAAAACTGACCAGTAATTATTGAAATTAATATAAAAACGATTATTATTGAGCTTT